CCTGAGTCACTCATCCAATAGACACGACCATCCGCATAAACTATTGCATGTTGTCCAACACACCCGCAGTTTGATCCAACTTGTCTAATACTGAAAGTAAATGGTGGCCCAATAAACTGCATTAGATACGCAGAGGTATCTGTTAATATTAGAATGTAATCTTTACCCTTAGCTGCTCCAACAATTTTTGTTCCGCTGTCTATTCTAAATGATCCTGCAGTGTTTGTTGATGTAGCGGTGTAATCCGTTAAAGACTCTTGGTCTGAAAATCGAATGAACATCTTATCCTGACTAGCTGTGTTACCTATTGTAGTCTCAGTTCCTAAAATTATTAGGTGCCTATCTCTGTCAGACACCATGCTCATTACTGATCGAGTGGGTGCATTCGATAATATTGTTGCTCTTGTTGATACACCTGTGTTTGGATCCCAAGAAAAACTCTCTCCGTTTTTGATGGTAGCGATTAATAGTTCGCCATAATTATCGAGTGACCATGAACCTGGATCAAGAATAGCATTCGATGTTGTTCTTGCCGTACCCCATGTGGACGCATTCCATGTCCCTGTACCCCAACCAAAACCAAACGCTTGTAACAATGGACCTACTTTGTAGTATGGTTTTGTATCCAATGTTCCATCGTTAGTGGCACCTGTGCCAGTCTCTGCTGATGGCATCAAAATTGTAAAAGTAGTAGAGCTTTGCGACGCTTGTACTTCAAATAGCACATCATTGAAATCAGAAGCTGTGTAAGCTGTTTGTCCTCCCGTAAATGATCCAGCGTTAGCAAATGTAAGTATATCTCCAGCTTCTAGGTTGTGAGCCGTGGTGCTTGTAATTGTTACAATTGCTGACCCATTTGTTGTAGTAATGTTACAACCCGTTTTTACTAATGCAGGATTGAAAGGTGTAATATCATAAAAGTCATTACCATCGTAAACGTATAAAATTTTATTTGTGCCAAAAGCTATGTAGTTTCTACCTTCAAGATCAGCCCAACTATGAGATGCTCTTGCTGCACCGACTAATTGTTTATTCATTATCTCTGACCAACCGCCTATTTTTTCAGGCATACCATATCTAAATCTAACAAAGTCTCCATCTACCCATTGGTTTTCAGCCCCTGATGCAGATGCCTGTTTGTTAAATCCTGGTGCGAATTGTATTTTTGCTAATGGCATGGGGGTATTATACCTTATTTAATACTATGTTCCAATCTAGGTCAGATACAAGACTTTCTAGATGTACGTTTTTCATATCGTTTTCTTTCAAATATTTATGTAATTCCTCTATATCAACAATAATCCACTTGTCTTTCATATCAAAAACCATCTTATCAGCTTTGGTACTAAAGCTACCTATTTTTATATTATTTTTTATAGGTCTTAAATCGAATTTAAATTTCTGATTATGTAGTATTCCCTCTACATCCCAAAGCTCTCTGAGCTTTTGTTGTTTGCTAGGAAAGTTTACTTCTTTTAGCTTACTTTCGAAAATGTTATCTAATTCAAAAATGTTCATCGCCAATTTATATTTATATTAAATCTAGCTTGTTCGTCAGTGCAGTTTGTGCTTGAGTGTGGTACAGATGGATCAAATAGTAGAATTCTATTTGCCACTGACTTAATAAATTTTTTACCTACGTAAGTGCCACCATTACAGGTATTTAAAGAATATATTGCACCCTTATGAGCTACTTCATAATCTTGATGTGCTTTGTGTTTTATTAATTTTTCACTTCTTGTATAGCAGTTTACTTTGATCCTTCTCAAAAACATCGTATCTAATTTAGTCAAGAGTGGTTCTAATGTATGGTAGTAATCACTATTAACTAAGTTCTTATCATAGATTGTATGGGTGAAATAAAAATTATTTGTATCAGTTTCATCAGCGACTGTACTATTAAAATAATACGCAAAATCTGGTGACATTAATATCTTTTGTATTTTAAGAAAAGACTCATAAGGTAAATAATTATCTATTATTTTCATGCTCATTTATTTTTTTTAAAAAGTTATCTTCAACATAATCTGCATTGAAGTTAAAAGAAATAATTGTTTTTCTGTTTTTACTTTTAGAAGGAGGAGCTCTGTGAATAAACATACTTGGAAATATAATGACATCTCCTTGCTTTACATCTACGTCTATAATCCTCAACGAAAGAGGTTCAACTATTTGAGTTCTTGGTGAATCTTTACTGAACTCAAGATAATATACACCTGTAAAATTATGTCCATGCACATGCCAACCATGCGTATCACCCTTATCATATTGTTGAAACCATAGATCAAATATTTGCACTTGAGACAAACCAATTTTCTTTACCTCTTCTGTAAAGTGTTTTTGTAAATATGGCCCAACAAGTTTGACCCATTCTCTTTCTGTATCGTCTCGTCTGTCCCAATCAACTCTCGAAATACTATCAGTGAAATAATCATCATTTTGTTTTAGTTCACCAGATTTTTGTTGGTCGATTAAAGATAGAAGTTTAGTTTTTATTTGTGAATTACCTTTTAATTTATTTTTAAGTATAGGAAAATTAAAAGAAATCATTTGCTTCTAAACCAGTTAGGTAATCCTATGTGTGGTCTAGTATCGAAAATATTTTTTTCTGCATTGGGTGTTTTAGTATTGTTGTAATGTAAAAAAACTTGAACACATTCTTTACCTTTAAATTTTTCTCTCCAATGTTCTAACTCTGTGCCTCTGTAGACAAGCATGTCTCCTGGATCTAAATCTACTGCAATTCCCTTAGCTTTGCTTTTGACTGTAATTTTTTTACCATCAGGTATACCTACATTTTCTTTTGGGCTCAAATGTATAGGCCACTTATCACCACCAAGATTCATGGTAGTCGATATCTCACAGCTAAATCTATCTTTATGTCTTTTAAGTTCGTCACCTTTTTTGTATGCTCGAGCATATGAATAGGATGGATTAAGTTTTAAACCTGTCGCTTTCTCCATTACAGAATGACATTTTAACAAAAGAGTTTCCATTGCTATATCAGAGTAAGCACTAAATGTATTTTCTACTTGTTCATCTTTGGTTTCATAAAAACCAAGCATGTTTTCAAAAGGAGAAATGTATCTATATTTCATACAAGTGTCGTAAACTTGTTTCTTAATTAAAAAGTAATTAGCACAAAAAGCTGCAAGATCTTTTGATATTGCATTTTTAATTATTGTATATTTGTTTTTCTTAAAACTCATAATAACCTAAACCAACCTGTAGCTATAATCTTTTCATTCTTACTAATTTCACCTTTATGTGTATGTGTCCAATCTGGTGGCCAAATTATTGTCAAACCTTTTTTTGCGGGTGTTGTTAACTTTTGATACTTGAAATGTGTACCTCCGTTTTTAACATCATTCAGATAAGTCATAAACACTAGAACCCTGTCCATGTTTGTTTTAGCTCCTCTTTCATAATGCCATTCTTTGAAACCACCATCTTTAGGGTACCATTGTAAATTAACATCTTCAACATTAAATTTATCAAGACGATCTATTTCAGGATATTCTTTAATGTAAAGATCTAATACATTTTGTAAATGTTGTCTATATTCAAAAACACCTGGTTCGAAGTTGTTTGCACCGAGTTCTAAATCGAGAGAGTCTTTGATTTTCTTATCTACATGAACTTTACCTTCATATAAACTTGCGCCTGGTTTTGCATTACCTTTACGTTCTTTAAAAAGCTTTACCAAATCATCGCAAACTTTTTCGGGCATATACCACCCCTGTATAAAAGTATCTTTGGCAAAATATTGTTTTTTATATTTATGGGTAGATTTCATTTTTGTTTCGTATAAAATTAAAATTTATTACAAATCTTTTCCAAACATCAGTATGATATAATACTTTGTGTTTTATTTTACTATCAAATAAAAGTAACCTATTTTCAACACTATCTACAGGGATCTCTTTACCTTTTACTTTCAGTATAGTTTTTGCGTTACATGTGGTTAAAAATAAAATTGCTGTTGTAGAATAATTACAATTATTGTCAGTATGATATGGAGTTTCAATGGTGTCGACATCTCTCAAAACTAGATTAGCTCTAACTAGTATTAGAGCCTCTACATCTAAACTTTCAGTAATCGGTCTTATGTGAGCATCAAACAAATTAGACATGGGTTTATGATCACCATAATAGGTATAGGTGAAAAGACCATTGTTCATGCTTTTTTTTAAATCAACGTCTACCTTTGTATAATACCAAGGATGGTTTTCGCCTTTTAAATCATAACAAAGCTTTTCATAAAATTGATTATTTAAAAAATTATCAATTACTTTGTAACTCATCGAGATTCCCACTTACAATTAATCTGCTATTATTTTTATTTGGTCTTACTTCATGTGGCATGTAACCAGGAAATATTATTAACTTACCCGGTACAAAGTCACAAACTATATTTTTGTTTACATCCACAGATGGATAACCTACATCATAAAATGATAAAGGTGAAGAATTTTTATTACCTTCTATAAACCAAACAAAAGACTTACCCTTTGGGTTGTGTGTATGTACACTATGATAACTATTTTTTAGATACTTTTGTACCCAACAATGTTTTGCTTTTAGATTTAATTTACTAAATATTGAACCTAACTTATCTTGAATTAAATTATACAGCTCTTCAGAAGTTTGATAAAAAGATGTTAAGTTCATCTCTGGTCTGACAATATCTTTTGTTAATGGTATTTTTTTTATTCTGTCTTTGGTTGCCTTATCTACCTCGACATGATCCTCTATGATTGTGTATACAAAAGAGTGCTTACGCATCTTTAGCCATCATTTTGGGTACAGCTTGAATATTCCAATGAATAAATCGAAATGGTTCTTTACCATGATCTACAACAAATTCATGTTCAAGATACCCTGGAAATATTATTAACATACCAGGTCTTGCCTTTACATGAACAAGTTCATTAGCATTAGATAATTCCATATTTTTTACTTTTAATTTTGTTGCACGAGCTCCTGTCCGTGGTTCGTGAAACACGGGGTATGAAGTTTTACTACTTGCTTTTAAAAAATAAAATCCAGATACGTGTTGATTCCAATGCACATGAGCTGAATGATGGCCACCCCCTTTTTTAGCAAACTCTTGCACCCACATCTCACTAAACATTGTTTGGTATTGAGACATGTCGAATCCCTGCCAATCTAAAAAGTCCCAAGACTTTTGACCTACATAGTTTCTAAAATCATAAAAATCATTATCTAGAGTTAATTGTGATGAGTGATATGACGTACCAAAGTCACCATATTTTTTTATATATTTTTTTTCTTTGTCTCTTGCAGCCTTGATATATTTATCTGATGCTTTGTTTAAAGACTTAATAAATTCTGGTTTGTCTTCTATCCATATTGGTGTTTTAAAAAATTCGTATAATTGCATTTATTTAAACGGATATCCAAGGTTCCACATTACTAATGAATATCTTACTCCTTTAGTTACTGGTTTTACTCTATGCCACACAAATGAGGGAAATACAATCATTGATCCCTTCGGTAGAATTTCTTTTGCTTGTCTTAAGTGTACTGATTCATCTCTCCTAGGAGGTTCATAATGTCGGAAGTCAAACTCTAGCTCTCCGCCTTCATACTCTGAACCATCTGTAAGTTGTAAAGTCATTGAAAGTTTTCTAATTTTACCAATGTTATTACCCTTCGTATATGGTTTATTCCAACTATCACAATGCCAGTCGTAATATTGATTAAGTTTATATTTCGTAAATTGACATTGTTCTGAAAAATCCCATTGAAAATTCCACCCTGCATTTTTGTTAGCCCTGTCAATATAAGGGTGTAATTCTCTATAAATCCATGGATCATCTAACCATGTTATATTTGAATCCCTCTTGCGTTTTAAATCTTTTATGTCATCTCTAGATAATTTTTTATTATCACTAAAAGCACCTGTTCGTGCCATTACCTCTGACTTCGATAAGCCATGTTCGATAATATGATCACAAAGCCTTGGTGGTATGGCTGATTGAAAAGCCCAATAATAGTTTTCTAAATTCATTAATATATCGGAACAAAACCTGAGTTAATGTTCACTTCTCCATATTTATTATAAGTATGTTTTATACTATTTTCATCAATAACATCAAAGGCTATTGTTATTCTTTTACCCTTAAATTTTTTGTTACAAATGACTTTGTGATAATTTTTTGATGGCCCTAAATAAACATTACCTATTTTATTTTTTATTGTATAATTTGCAAAAACAGTCTTTGTGTCTTTTGGGTCTATGGATATATATCCATGTAGTAAAGAATCTGCGTGATTGTGCCATGTAAGTAAATCTTTTTCGTCATGTATATTTAACCATGATTGCATCCACAAAGGTTTTTTTGTTTTAGCAAATTTTCTAATTATTTTAAAAATGTCTTTGTACATTCGATAGTAACTAGAAGACCCGACTAAAAGAGACATAGCGTTATACTGGTTGTACAAAGCTGTAGTTTGTTGCTCACCATATTTATGTAAAAAACGTTTGTAGGCTAAATCTGCATATCGTTTGAAATGTGTAAGATCCTTTTTAATATATGGTAGATTCACCAACACATACTCTTGTTTAGAGATACTCATATGTAATAGTTTGTATAAAATTTAATTTTTTATTTTGTCTATTCTCTATGTGGTAAAAATTATTCGCTGGAAAAATAATAAATTTATCTGTAGATAAATCCATATCTATAAATTTGCCCTGTCTTCTATTATCATTATAGTAGATTCTTACTGAAACATCCTCTGCAATTATACCATATAAACAAACATAATCAGGAGAGTTTTTTAGATCATTCAAATCTGTTTCTCGTAGTGGGTTAGTTTTATCTTTTGGCAAATACATGTTGCCCCAAGTTTCCATGTTGGACAGAGTAAGATCGAACTTAACTCGTATATGTTCTTTTATAAATTTATTAAGTCTATCCCAAGTTCTACTAAAAGGCACTTTTTCGTCAGTGTATGAACTTTCCAAAATATCTTTTGCCATTTCAAGAGAATCGATTTCAAAACCTGCAGGCATTTTTACTTCACCTGAATATATTGCTTGTTGGCTTATGATGTTTTTGTGCATATATAAGTAAAAACTTATATATTATGCATCTAGGTTTGTCAAAATCCAGCCTGCTGTATTGTCAGCTTGGTATGCAGCTTCATCCCATCTATATGTCCAGAAGTGAGTGCCGGCTTCATTTTGTGCTTCTTGTTCCTCTGTTAATGGTGCATGTTCATGAGGAGCTTTCCAATTCGCTGTTGTAGTATTTTTTGTATGAGAAGCATATGGTTTTGGTGGCCAGAATATTTGATTTTCTGAATCCCAACTAAAACCAATTCCTGCATAGTTACCTCTCAATGCTTTTGAATCATCTCCTGAATTATGTTTATTAGCATGTGTATTATAAGAAGTTTGTACCCAAAGATTTGCAGGCCAGCCATGAACTTGTTCTAAGTATGCTTGTCCCGCTTCTTCTGTTGCAGCGTTTGCATCACTAACAACATTAACTGATAAAACTATATTTTCTTCTGATATTTTTGCAAAGTGTGCCATAATTAATTTTGAAATTTATACCTTACTACAACGATACCACTACCACCGGCAACTCCACTACTTGAAGGTAGTCCTCTACCTCCGCCGCCACCGCCGGTATTTGCAGTTCCCGCTGTACCTGCAATAGGTGAATTTTGTCTATTACCGCCTCGGCCACCTCCGCCGACACCGCCATTACCACCCGGATCTCCTGTTTGGTCAGAGCCACCTCCGCCACCACCGGCGAAATAAGCTGAACCACTTGAACATTGTCCATATGAACTCGGTGCGATTGCAGTGGTTACTCCTGCTCCCGCTGTTTTTCCAGATGCGTTTGCACCTGCTCCACCACCACCGGCTCCTGTATTGAAAGGCCCGGTTCCTCCATTGTTTCCTTGAGGTGGATTTGTTGGAGGTGTATTACCTTGACCTGGGTTATTATTTAATCTTCCAGCTCCTCCGCCTGAACCTCCAGGGCCTCCGTTTGAACCCGGACCCAAAGGATCATTACCATCGCCGTAGTTTCCAGCACCACCTCCTGTAGATGTGATGTTAGAAAAAACTGAATCTCCTCCAGGAGTAGCTCTGTAAGGTGTACCAGGACCACATGGTGCTCCAGCTCCACCGCCTCCGACTGTGATTGGCATTCCGCCTTTAGAAACTTCTATTGCTACTGCAGGTGATGCTCCTAATGGAGATACTGCATATGAACCTGAAGCTGTACCTGGAGATTGTCTAAAACCTCCCGCGCCGCCTCCGCCGCCGGTTCCTGTCCCTGCTCCTCCTCCGCCTGCTACAACCATGTAGTCGACTGTATTAGAACCTGCAGGTTTTCCTCTTGATGCTACGCAAAATGTTCCGTCTCCTGTGAATACGTGAATTTTGTAATCACCTGAAGTAATTGTTGCATCACCGCCGGTTGCTTCAACATAATCAGGACCTGAACAACTAGCAAAACCAAATCCTTTGCCTGATCCAGCTCCAAAGGTACTTATTAGTGGCATACTTTTTTTTCTCCTTTAACTATTATGCATATTGGCTAAGAGCAGCAAGCACAGTAAACGTTGCATCTCCAGTCTTAACGACTGTATAAGTGTAAACGTCTAATGAGTTTGCATTTCCTGCAGATGGTGCTGATCCACCTAAGTATTCTGGTGTAACACTTGATCCATCAATTTGTACCGCACTATTGTAATAAGGTGTACCACCTTGTTTTACGATATGTGCTATAGTGATAGACTCACCTGTGTCCATAATTGCATTTAAAGCTGTTGATCCATCTCCTCTGATGTTTAATGTCCAGTTTCCTGAAGCATTAGTTGTGAAATTCCATACAGCCTGAGTAAGCACATCATAGTTGACTGTGCCGGTTGCTGCAGTTGCTTCAGTTGTAACTTTTTCAGTAGTTTGTTGTATCTTCGCAGGACCAAGAGTTACTCTTCCTGTTCCTTTTGCGTTTACATTTAAATCTACATTTGTGTCACCACCAATCGCTGCGATTTCAGGAGCATTTCCTGTTGCTGCGTTTGTTAGCTGAGTATTGTTAACTGCTGATGCTGTAGTTTGAAAAGTTAATTGTTCATTATTGTTTTCATCAGTGATGTGATGGTTGTCATCAATAATTATATTGTTGTCATTAGTATCTAGATTGCCACCTAACTGCGGTGAAGTATCTTCGCTTAAATCTTTTAAGAAAAATACATCAACAGCATTTGTGCCATCAACATAAATAATGTGAGTTTTACCTTCTACAATAGTTACGCCTGAACCACTGACTGTTTTGAAAGTTAATGTGTTTCCTGATCTTGTTGTTGAGTCTTGTACAATATAAGTTTTTTCAATTCCATCTGGTACTAAAACTTGTCTAGTTCCTGCAAGAGTACCTGTTAATTTAAGAACAGCATTTCTTGCATTTGATAAAGTCGCGTTAGTCATTGCAAGAGTAACATCTGATGACGCTACATCTATTGCTTCAAAACCTGCGATTGCTTGTTGTACTAAGTTTAAATTTGTATTTGTTTTATCTCCCCATGTACCAGAGTTCTCCCCTGTTACCATTAGTTCGAGTTTTAAATCTGTTGAATAACTTGATGCCATAATATTTATCCTTTTTTATAATACCTTAATTTTATTTCCATTACGCTGCCTTGTCAACAAGGGTCCAAGTAGGAGCACTTCCTGAATCAACAATTTCCCATGCGTTTAGTCCTATTATACCTGTTGAGAAGCTACTTGTCACTCCTGTAGGGTTTGCAAGTACACTTAATCCAGCAGTAGGAATACCCATTACTGACGTTAATTGTATACCTGTAAGCGATACTTGAGTATTTGGTGTTGCATCTTCATTTCCTAAAGAAATGTTCAATAAATTAGTGCTAGGATTAGCTACTGCATCACCACCAATAGTAACTGATCCTGTATTTGTTGTTGAAGCAGATCCTGTAATAAATGCATCTGGTGCAGGGTCGACTGTTCCTTCATTTGCAGTCATTCCAATATCGACAGTCGCTTGACCCCAAGCTTGTGCACCCCAACCAATAGCTGCACCCCAACCCGGAGTAAATGATCTTGAAACAGCAGCATTAACTGATAGATCTACATCAGTAATTGCAACACCACCCCATTCAGTTGTTGATGCTCCCCATGTATCTTGTCCCCAAGATTCTCTTACTCCAGAATCGACTGTTAAACCAAATCCTGTTACATCTACATAAACCCAATCTCCTTCAGCACCCCAAACTTCTTCACCCCAAGCATCTCTACCCCAACCTTGTTCATTGAAGGCTTGGACTGTTCCTAGAGATGTTGCAAGTTGTACACCTGAAGGCATTGAATCTGGTGCAGGATCAGCTTGACCTACAGATGTCGATAATGGAGATAATGGATTTTCTTGTAAGAAAACTTCAACAGCAACTTTTTCTGTAACGTCAGCTACAGTTGTATCTAACCTATCTAAACCTGTTACATTTATTTCTTGATTGATAGCTACGTCAACTGTACCCTGACCACCCCATCTAGTATTGTAAGCACTCCATGTATCAGCTCCCCATGCATCCTGACCTGAAGCTGAAGATATTGACGCTTGGTTTCCTGTTACTAGAACAGTTCCTGCAATACCCCAACCATCTTCTCCCCAAGCTCCACCGCCCCAACCAGAGTTTATTTCTGTTGTGATAGTTACTGAGTTTTGAGATAAACTTGCAGAAAGTTGTGAAGGAATTACAGTACCGAAACCATTCCAAACAGCAGAGCCCCAAGTTGATCTACCCCAACCTTTATTAATAATTCCCTCTGCAGTTTCAGTGCCTATTGCAAATGTTAAAGAATTTCCTGTAACAACAATAGTGTTATCACTTAATTCACCCCATAAATTTTGACCCCATGCTTTACCACCCCATCCTTGTTCAGGAAAAGCTAATAGTCCAGTTCCGACTGTTACGTTAGGTTGATTATTGCCACCCCAAGATTGAGATCCCCAAGTTGATGACCCATAAGCCGCCAAACCTGCAGAAGATACTTGTGCTAAAGTTGTGACATGTGCAGCTCCACCCATGCCTGAGTGGTTTGTACAATAATAATATAAGGATGTTGCAGTTGAAGCACTGACAACGATTTGAACGTAAGCACCTGATGTGCCGGGTGTACCCGATGTCGTTACACCTGTTGTATATTCTGAACCACCGCCCCAAGTCCCGTTAGGTGTTGTAGAAAAACGTAATGGGTGTTGTCCGCCTGTTCCGTTCGAAGAATCAGATTGATCAAATTTATAAGTATTACCTACTTCAAAATATAATGTAGGTTGTTGTACACCATCAATGAAATATTTGTTGCCTGATCCAGTTGACTGGACTGTAACATTATAAGTTATAGTTGCCACCGGATCAGACCCCTATTTCAATTATGCGATTCTTAGTATAGCAGCGCTCGATGTAAAGTTTGGAAATTGAATAGTAAAAGTTCCAGAAGTTGCAGTTTTATCTGCACCAAAATCTAAAACACAAACTGCTTTGTTAGCTTCAGTTGAGTTATAGATTAAAGCACCTCTCGCAGTAAGTGTTACTCCTGTGAAAGATAAATCT